TTAGAGAAGTTAATAGAACCAAGTGTATCTACTATTGTTTTGTATACAACATACACGACCATAGCTAAAACTTGTAATACTGCTATAACTGCTTCACCAGCAGTCTTAAATACATCCATATTCCTAACAGTAATACTAACGCCAGTTAAGAACGCACCTATATTTGCAGTTAATTGTAATAATGTTCCATCAAAGTGTACGAACGTTCCAACAATCTTTAGAACATTCTTAACTAAACTTTTAAATATAGTTAAACCAATATCTAATATGGCAAACAAACCTTTAAAAGTCATTTTTAAGTTGTCGCTTGTTTCTTTTGTCAAATATAACTTCGAAGTGAACCTTTGTATAGCTTTAGAAATAGCAACAAGTTGTTCACCAGTTGTTCTTGGGAATATCTCTCTGAATGCACTTCTTATAGGATCTAATATAGACATCAACCCTTTAAAGCTATTATTTAGAGCATGTATCATCGCATTTCTACCACCATTGGCATTCCAGAAAGATAACATTGCATTTCTGGCGTCAACACCTGGTCCAATCAATTCATTAAAACCATTACTAATTGCTGTGAGAGTTTTAGTAGCTTGTTCTTTGTTACCTATTATATTCTCCCACGATACAGACCATCCTGATTGAACAGACTCTTGTAATACACCAATCAATTGCGTTAGTGTCTTTACTTCAGTCGCAGCTGCAACCAAATCTTCGTTAGTAGAGAATCCTGCAAGAGTTTTAGTAAGAACATCTGCTGTAATCCATCCTGATTTTAAAGTTTCTCTAAAAGGCATAGACTCATCTACAAATATTCCCATCTCTTTAGCACTTGCTTTAAGGGCATTCTGGAATAGCTCTCCACCCATACCAGCATTAACAACTGAGTTCCAGTCTTGTAGCTTAACTGAACCAGCAGCCATCGCTTGTGATAACTGATACATTGCTGTTGAAGCTTGAGCTGCTGTTGAACCCGAACCTGCTGCTAAGTTGGCTATACCTTTAATAGCACTAGTAGAGGCATCTAGAGTTACACCAGCTGCTGTAAATGTACCAATGTTTCTGGTCATCTCAGCAAAGTTATAGATAGTTTTATCAGCATACTCATTAAGCTCTGCCAAAGCAACGTTAACATCATCTAAAGTGGTTCCTTTAGACTTAGTATTGGTCATGATAGTAGTTATAGCATTCATCTTTGTCTCATACTCATCAAGACCAGACTTAACTGGATCTATAGTAAGAGACGATAGTAATTTCTTACCTGCATTTATAGCACTATTTGTTATATTCTGAAGTGCAGTAACACCGATAATACCCAATGTAGTAAACCTTTGTGATACAGTCTCTACACCATTAGATATACCAGCTAAAGAGAATTTCTTACCCTGTGAATCAAGGGCCGCTAAACTCTTAGCCGATTTGTCAAGGTTTAAACCTTTTTTTAATCTATCTAGAGTAGACATTGTTTGTGCAGTGTTCTTTTCAAACTCTTTGTTATTAAATTGCATATCTATAATACGTTGGTCTACACTCATTATCGGGTTACCTCCTTCCAAGCATCATCTGCTATTTTTTGTAGTATAGGTTTCATGGCAGGATTGATGTAGTCTCTTCCTTGGACATATCCACCGTTTCTTGTTCCGTGACCGTATTGTAAAATTACGGCAATATTGGTCCCATTTTGAACATTCGAGTTTGCCCAACTAATTCTGTACCCACCAGACTCTTGAGAGACTTCATAGTACCAAGAATTAGCAGTCAACCCACTTTTTACAGGAGTAGCCGAGGCAAGAGCAGTAACACCTTCATTTCCATACTTGTTTAAGATGGATAGTATGTTTAAACTGGAAGCATTCTTTAAAAACTTCTCAGTATTCTTGAAACTACCCCTTTGCCTCAGACTAATCATAAGATTCTCCTATTCTTCTAACTTTATGTTTACTATTGATTGTATAACCTCATAATTTAAACCTTTAGAAGTTATCTTAGCTTTACGATCCTCACCATTACCATACTTACCAGCTATAGTATTGTTTGCTATCGCATCGTAACGGTTAATTGCATCCTGGATAACTCTCCAATCATAACCTTCATCAACTAACTTGTTGATTCGTTCAGTACCATTATCCCATAGACCTTTAAATACCTCAATGACAATCTCATCTGTTGTCTTTTGAACTTCTTCCTTGTCATTATCGATGGTAATGTAATCTGAGATCCAGTTATTCATATCTACATTACCAGATATTCCTGGAACCTTACCTGAACTCGAATATTGATGAACATCACAAACATAATCTGGCGAACCCGTCCAATCAGCCAACCATTTAATATACTTATCTAGTGTTTCTGGGGTATACATTGTTTTATAGTAATGACCGTTAAAGTATACACCTGGTTTATACCCAAGTTTTATAACTTCTTCACAGAAAGCCTCAGTATGAGCTATACATCTATCACGATCTATGTTAACACCCTTTTTCTTAGCATAATCAACACTATCATACTCTAAGTCAAAGAATATTACAGTATCTTTAGATAATCCAGCTGTCTTAACAGCCTCTATACAGAACCTAGCTTCACTTTTAGCATCCTCTGTAGTAAGTGCATACGAGAAGTGATAAACTCCTGGTACAGCCAAATCTGCGTCCATACAACCGTATACATTACCCATAAAACGTGAGTCTAACTTACTACCATATGATGATCTAAGTATAACAAACTCAATACCACTTCTTTTCACTTTTAAGAATTCTGGGAACCCTTGCCATTTCGATATATCAATACCTTTTTTCATATGTTTATCCTTTCGTATTGTATTTGGCTCGACGAGCCTCATTTAAAGCTCTGTTCTTATTCATAAGCTCAGTCCTACTCATTTTCTTAGCTGGTTGATTCTTTAAATTACATACATTAATTAATGTTAGTAATCTATTAAGATGCCACTTTTGACATTCGAAAGGTATGGTGAAAGCTATCAACCAATAATATATTAGCTCAGCAGTTATTACTTCACCTTTCGTTTTCTTCTGATTATCATCAACGAACGTTGTTGCAGTCATTGAATCTTCTATATAATCATTTATCTTTTCTATATCGGAGTTATTCATATTCTCATAAACTTCTTTTTGTATATTTTGGGTTATAGTCATACATCTTATATAATCCAAAGTCTCTTCTGTTGTTAATCCTTTATTATTAAGGAAAGGTTTCTTCCATTTTGATTCCCACTTCGAGAGAGATACTAATGAATGTTCAAAAGCTATTGTAACTCCTTTACTGTAGATAAATTCATTCTTTTCATCATCATAATGCTCTTGTTCTCCTACTTTTATAACTAGCATAGAACTTAACCCCTTCTTAACCTATAGATTTCGGTGTTACAGTCTTAGGTTCTACTGCTGGTATAATAGCACCAACAAAGTCAGCAGCTGCTTTCTCATCGCCTATAAGTTCCATAAATAATTCGCTATAGGCTCCTGTTTGTGTGAATTCATCAATCAGTTCTTGAGATTTTACAAATCTTCTACCATCTTCGGACTTCTTACCGTAAGACATAAGTATAATCTCTTTAAACATGGCTAGTATATCAGCCCCGTTGTTCGATCTGATTATCTTATTAATCTTTGACTCTAATCCACCTGTGGCAGATAATTCCATCTCAGCCAACTCTGATTTAGATATGTTGAACATAAATTCTTCTGTTTGAACTTCCTCATTGTAATCTGTATAAGTAATTTTCTTCTTTAACATAGTGTTTTTCTCCTTTCAAAAAGTAAAACTCAGAGTAACCCTATTGCTACTCTGAGTTTATAATAATATTATACTGCTGAGATTAAACTAATAACAGCATCTGGTAATGGTAATGAAGCAGGTTCAGTCGCGTCGCCATTAGGTTCAGTCGCGTCGCCATATAGTAATGCTTCTAAAGCAGCTAATTTAGTAACATCAACTTTTGTTGAGTCTATAATTAATGTAGCTGATGGTTTAAAACCATCAATAGCGATCGCTTGAGTTGTAAGCTCCCAAGAAAATGTAATTGCCTCTGGAGACTCATTGATTGTTTGGTAAGATTTCTCTGATGGACTAGCAGTAGCTCCATAGATTAAATGTAAATTGTATCCATGATCTTGACCATCTACATCATTACCGATTTGAGTCTTGTAACATAAACCAAATACTCCTCTGCTTTGTTGTCCGATTTTAACGCCAACAGCAGGAGCTGCTGATCCATCAACCAAAGCAAACTCGTCAGGATAAGTGTAAGCTTCAACAGTTGCGCCGAACTCTTCG